TTTGGTTTGATTCTGCGCCAGTCGTGGGGACTGCATTGGTTAGCAACGTTGCCACAGTAATGTTGGCCAACCCCGGACTATTTACTACAGGCGAAAGCGTCACCATATCCGGGGCTGGCTCGACATTTAACGGCACTTACACAATTACTGCCACGTTGCCATTTAGCACAGGTACTACAAATTTATTGCCTGCATTTAATATGCAGCTTAATTATTACCAGCAACCACGCGGCTATAGCTTTATTCAATATGCCAAGGTTGCAGCAGATGAAAATTTTAGGCGCGTAGTGCCATCTGGCGCAGCTGTAGGTGCAGATACAAAGACAGCAACCTACGTTAATACAGCAAGCGTTCGACAAGCTGCGATGATCTTGGCAGTCGATATATGGCAAGCGCGCCAAGTATCCCAGACAGGCGGCGTAGGACTAGATGGCTTTAGCCCTAGCCCTTACCGCATGGGTAACAGCATGATCGGCAAAATCAGGGGACTTATTTCTCCGTACCAAAATCCGAATAGCATGTGTGGATAGATGCCTACCGCTGCCATTACCACGCTGCGTAGCACTATCGCAACGGCTTTAACCAATAACGGAGTCTGGTCGGTATTTGCATATCCGCCTGCAACCATCCTGGCTAACAGCTGCGTAGTAATCCCAGCCGATCCATACCTAACACCTAGCAATAACAGCTACATAACTATCTCGCCTATGGCTAATTTTAAGATTCTGCTAACTGTGCCAATGTTTGATAACCAAGGCAACCTGCAGGGCATTGAGGATTTCATCGTTGCGGCCTATACAAAACTAGCTGCATCAAACCTTGTATTTAATATAACTAGCGTTAGCGCGCCTGGCGTATTAAATGCTGATAGCGGCGATCTTTTAACAGCCGAATTCACAATAAGCATACTAAGCAGCTGGGAGTAAAACCATGTCATACACAGATGAGGATATTGCCTTTTTAATTAAAATTGGGCAGATCACAGAAGCACCAGTAAAAGAAACAAAAACCAAAGCACCCGTAACCGAGAAAATCGAGGAATAAACAAATGGCCGTATATTTAAATAATACAGTCGTTGTAACTCTTAACTCAGTAGTACTTACTGATCATGTTACATCGGCAACAATTAACCGCGTGTTCGATGAACTCGAAGTAACTGCTATGGGCGACACAGCTCATAAGTTCGTTAAGGGTTTAGAGGCAAGCACCATTACTTTAGATTTCCTAAGCGACACAGCTGCAGCAAACGTAAACGCAACCCTGCAATCAGCATGGGGCACAACAGTACCTATTACGCTAAAGCAGACAAGCGCAGCTACATCAGCTACTAACCCGCTATACAGCACAACAATCCTAGTTAATAACACTACCGATATTAACGGCGCAGTAGCAGACATTGCTACACAATCAATTACATTTACATGTAATTCACCAATCGTAATTACAACTAGCTGATAAAAACCAAAGGGGCTAACAGATGGCAAAGTTAAAAGTTACAAAGATAGACGGCAACGTATCTGAGCATCAGATAACACCATCTATTGAATACGCGTTCGAGCTGTATGCAAAGAAAGGTTTTCACCGCGCCTTCCGCGAGGATGAAAAGCAGACCGATGTGTACTGGTTGGCGTGGGAGTGTTTAAGAGCTGCTGGCGAAACCGTGCCAATGTTCGGCGCAGAATTCTTAAAGACACTAAAAAAGGTGGATGTGTTAGAGGATGACCCGGAAGCATAAGGCGTGACTCGTTTACTTACTTGATCGCACGGATCAGTTTGGAAACGGGAATACCGCCTAAAGATTTAATTGGGTTAGATTCAAGGATGTTTAGTGCATTACTGCAGGCGATGAAAGATCGAGCAAAGGAGATCCAAGATGCCAGTAACGGTAAAAGGCGGCGTTGATCTCCAAAAAGCTTTAAGAAAATTTACGCCTGATCTAGCTAAAGACACACGCAAAGAAATGGCTAGTTTGCTTAAACCTATTGTGTCTAAGGCGCGTGGCTTTATTCCATCTCAAGCACCTTTATCTGGCTGGGGTAAAGCATCAAGTAATGGCAAGTTTCCAGTATGGGATGGTAGAGCTGCTAAAGGTGGCGTAGGTTATAAAACCAGTCCGAGCCGACCTAACCGCCAAGGGTTTAGATCGTTAGCGCGTATTCAGAACGCATCAGCATCAGGTGCTATTTATGAAACTGCTGGCCGTGTACATGCCAATGGCCGTGAGCAGGGATCATCATTTATTGTGCAGCGACCAGGCTATAACCAAGGTGCAAATATTGTAGCTGCTGGCCCTAATCAAGGCCGTAGCCGTAATCCGCAAGCAGGCACAATTTTCGTACAAGCCATAAACCAATACGGCATGATTGTAGATGCCAATAATCAAACAGGTAGAGGCCGTAGATCACGCAAGATGAAAGGCCGCGCAATCTTTCGCGCATGGGCTGAGGATGGCGGCAAGACTAACGCAGCTGTTATTAAGGCCATTGAGTCTGCCCGGGATAAATTTAATACGGCTGTGGGGTATAACTAATGGCCGTTGATCCATCAGTAAGAATTGATATAGCCGCTGAGTTCACAGGCAAAAAAGCATTTAAGCAGGCAGACACAGCTACAGCAAAATTAACAAAAAGTGTTAAGTCTTTAGCTGGTGGCTTAGGTATAGCCTTTGGTACAAAAGCCGTAATTAACTTTGGTAAACAAGCTGTAAAAGCCTTTGCTGAGGATGAAGCAGCTGCCTCACGTCTATCTAACGCTGTAGATAATCTAGGCATTGGCTTTGCTAACGTAGATATATCTAAATTTATAGCCGACCTTGAAAGATCTGCAGGCATCGCCGATGACATTTTAAGGCCAGCGTTTCAGGGTCTATTGACCCAAACAGGATCATTAGTCCAATCACAGAAGTTATTAAATGATGCCATCACGATTAGCCGTGCATCTGGTATTGATCTAGCCACAGTATCCCAGGATCTTGCTAAGGGTTATGTAGGCATTACTAAAGGCTTGGCTAAATACAATACCGGGCTAACTAAAGCAGAACTAAGTAGCAAGTCATTTAATGAAATTCTAGGCACTTTACTAAAGCAATCTGCTGGTGCAGCTAATGATTATTTAGGCACAACGGCTTACAGTATGGATGTATTAGGCGTGGCAACAAGCAACGCATCCGAGATCATTGGCGGCGGCTTAGTAGATGCTTTTGCTGCCGTAGCTGGTGGTACTGAGGCAAGCGATGCTGCTTATGTAATTGAAACTGTTGCCACTGCTATTGCTAACGTTACACGGGCTACAGGCGGTGCAGTCGGTGCTATTCCGACTTTAATCAAAAACTTAAAGAATCTACCTAAAAGTATATTCTTAGGATTTGCAGGTGCGCAGGCTGGTGTGAAACTTACACCTAAAGAAAAACCCGAGCCTAAGTCAGCATTAGAAATATCTAAAGAGGAACAGGCTAAACGTTTAGCCAAGTTAGAGGCAGATGCAGCTAAGCGAGCCAAACTATTAGCCGCCCTACAAAATAAGCAATTAGACAATGCCAAGAAACAAGAGGCAGCGGAAAAGAAACGCCTATTACTAGAAAAGGCTAAGGCCGCACTATCTAAGGCTGCTGCCGTATTTGATCTTAATAAGATCCAAATAGCAGCTGCGCTAAAGGCTACTTACGATAAAGATGAACGCCTACGTTTATTGGCTATGCAGGAGATCGAGAACGATAACGGCGAGGCTGCCCTTAAATATATTGACCAGTTAAAACTGTTAACTGCCGAACAGCAAACTAACAAGTTAGCCGGTATCAAGACCATAAGCGAAACCGAACTTAATTACATTAACCAGCTGCTACTCGATGAATTGCAGCGCATTAAGACTACAAAGATGTCGGAAGAAGAGGCCGCCCTAGCGCGCCAGGCTGCATACGCTAAATACAATGCAGCCATCCAGCAATCAGGCGGCTTAGCTGATGCCAATTTCTATACTGAGAAAACACAGGTAGAACTGCTATCTATTGCTAAACTAGCATCGCTAGACAAAGTAGCAGCGGCTCAGGCCACTATGGATATTCTTAATTACACTACACAGAAAACTATTATCGAACGTATTGCAGCTGCTCAAAAAATAGCAGACGATGCTAAGTACAAGGCGTTACAAGATTATCTGGCTTTACTTGCTAAGCCTTTACCTAATCCTGGACTACAGGGTGGTGACAATGGCGGTGGCGGTAGTGGTGGCCCTGGTGGTGGACTTACTTTCGGCCCTGGTGGGCAACCTATCTGGGATGATGGCATGGGCGGCCCTGGATACGGCACAGGGCAAGGCATGGGTACTGGATCTGTAGATAACTCAGTAACAGTAGTGGTTGAAGGATCAATACTCGATGGCGAGGATTTTTCAGACATTATCAATCGTGCGATGCTGGACAATATACGGCGCGGTTTGAGTCAATTCCCAGCTGGAACGTTGCCAGGCTAATGACAGTTCCAATAATCAATGCGGTAATTAACTTTGGTACAGGTGCAGCCTTTGCTCAAGCGTTCATAATTGGCGAAGGCATACTAGGCACTAACGTACTGGCAGATTCAGCTGCGTTGATCGTAGATGTAAGTGATGTAGTCGATAGCGTTTCAACTAGGCGCGGCCGATCAGCTACAGCCGATGAATTTCAAACAGGTACGCTAACCCTGCGCATCGTGGATCAAAACGGCGATTTTAACCCACAAAATCCAGCAAGCCCGTACTACGGCTACCTAACACCTATGCGTAAAGTATCAATATCGGCTACATCGGCTGGCAGCACCTACGCCATGTTTTCGGGATTTATTACCAGTTACACGACTACTACCCCTAAAAATGCTAATGATGTCGTGTACACAGTCATAACGGCGGTTGATGCCACGCGCTTGGCTCAAAATGCCCAGATCAGTACAGTTACAGGCCAATCTGCTGGCGATTTAAGTGGCACGCGCGTAAATCAAATATTGAACACCATTTCGTGGCCAGCATCAATGCGTGATGTTGATGCAGGTTTAACTACTTTGCAGGCAGACCCCGGCACAGCTCGTACAGCCCTAGCAGCCCTGCAGACAGCCACAAATAGCGAGTATGGCGCAATCTATGTAGATGCCTCTGGCTCGTGGACGTTCCAAGACCGCTTAGTAACTACTGCAAGCATTGGCGGTACGCCTACAGTATTTAACGATAACGGCACAGATATTGGTTATGCCAATGCCGTGTGGCGATTAGATGACACCCTTGTATTTAACCAAGCCAATATCACTAGAACGGGCGGCTCAGTTCAATCATCCACTAACGCAGCTAGTGTTGAAAAATATTTTGCCCATACCTATAACCAGCAAGATTTATTAATGCAAACGGACGCCGTTGCACTCGATTACGCACGGGCTTATGTAGCAAGCCGTGCCGAAACAAGCGTTCGATGCGATGCGATTGAGTTAGACCTATACACAGATAACTATGCCAATGGCATATTAGCTGCCCTTGATCTTGATTTCTTTGACCCGGTAACTATTACTACTAACCAGCCAGGTGCATCTACCCTTACAAAGACCCTTCAAGTTTTCGGCGTGGCGCATAATGTAACACCGAATAAATGGCGCACTACCTTTACTACACTTGAACCCGTGATAGACGGGTTTATATTGAATTCAGATCGTTATGGAATTTTAGATACTAACGTTTTATCATACTAAGGAGAAAAAAAATGGCAGCAGGACTAGGCTTTAAAACCTTCGTTACGGGTGACGTACTCACCGCTGGCGATACTAACGGCTATCTAATGCAAGGCGTGCTGGTCTTTGCTACGGCAGCAGCTAGAGATAGTGACATTACATCGCCACAAGAAGGGCAAACCTGTTATTTAAAAGACACAGATGTTATTCAATGCTATTCAGGTTCGTCATGGGTAACTAAGTCAGGCTCAGCTGCTGGTTTAACGCTTATTACACGTCAATCATTTTCAAATGTGGCAACAACTACTACAACCTTTGATAGTGTATTTTCCAGCACTTATACCCAATACTTAATTCGCTTTGAGTCTATGTATGCTGCGACTGCAGCTAATGATCTATACATGCAGATGCGTACAGTCGGTACAACTTATTCAGGTCTTAATTATATGTGGGCGCAATCAGTAATGAATAACAATGCAACTGCATCTAACTTTGCACAAGGAAATCAAGCGCGCTTTGTTTTGGCTAATGAAGTTGGAATTTCTGCACGGCCAGCGATGGGCGAATTGTCTATTGGTAAAGTAGGAAACGCTAGTGAAAAACCTATTATTGAAGGCAAGTATTACGATCCTGAAGCGCAATCGGGAACACAAAACGCAGGCTATCTAGAGCAGTCAGATACTTACACGGGCTTTATTCTTTCATCATCATCATCAAATATAACCGGCACAGTATCAGTCTATGGATTGGCGAAATCATAATGACAACAAAAACAGAAATGATAGCAATACTTAAAAAAGAAAACCCAACGCTACAGGCAGGCGATGATGAACGTGGTTACGCGCCGCTATCAGATGCCGATTATGTAGCACAGATAGAAATGTGGGCAGATAATCGCTTAGCTAAAGAAGCGGAAGCCGAAGCAAAAGCGCAAGCGGCTGCGGATAAAGCTGCGTTGCTAGTCAAGCTAGGCATTACAGCCGATGAAGCAGCCCTACTGCTGGCATGAGTGCGATCAGTTATAACGGCTGGCCAGCCTCTAAGGATGTTGAGTCGATCCGTATCAAGTCTTACGCGATTAAGGGCAGCAGCATTAAATTGCGCTGCGCATATTTTGCTGCGCCTTTACTGGTTGCCTTTGCTGAGCAGTTTCATGAATTGATTGAGCCGATAGATGGCGGCCAGCTCGATGACTGGGGGTACGCGTACAGAGATGTTAGAAACGTACCAGGCAAGTTAAGCAACCACAGCAGCGGTACAGCCATTGACCTAAACGCGACTAAGCATCCGCTAGGCAAGGCTGGCACGTTCCCAGCTGAGAAAGTACCCATGTTATTAGCTTTGACTAAAAAATATTCTTTAATTTGGGGTGGGACATGGACTAGGCGTGATGAAATGCATTTTGAGGTGGGGATCGACCCCGTAAAGGCTGCCAAACTAATAGAGAAGTTAGGACTAAGTTATGCCGACTAGCGCACAAGTAACAATAACCACTACAGCCACGCTTTTAGTAGCTGCAAATATTATGGATCAGACAGTATGGCTACATAATCTAGGCGGCGGTGCTGTCTATTTAGGCGATGCTAACGTAACTACATCTAATGGTTACAAACTAGAT